TGACTTTGTTTGAAGTAACAAAATTGTTAATCATTTCTTTATTATTTATTTTTAAATTATTTCTAAATCATATTAATCATATTGTTAACATTTTCTAAATACGTGTTGTGCAGTATTTCTGATTGAATTTTTGAATAATCTGTTATAAATAAATTGTCAGACCGGTATTTTAACACGCGTTCTTCAAATAATTTAAGCGCCCGTATTAATGCGGCATCATAAGTTAAATTTTCTTTCATCATTCCATAAATAATACATCTATCTATATCATACGCAGACAATAAATCAGCTTCTCGAACAATATGATATGCCATTTGGTATTCATGTAAGTCAGGGAAACCATGTAGTTTTACTTTTGAATAAGACATTGTTGAAATAATGCTGGAAATTACGTTTAGTTCAGGTTCTTTTACGTACTCCTTCATATATTCTTTCATCTCATGTATGCCTTCTTGCTCGTTTATATATTTTTTGTCGCACATGTCGTGTACTATTGCGGAAACAGCAATAATATTTCTTTGTTTTAATAAAATGGGATGCGCATTAAGCTCAGCATCATATATTTTATTTGCAAAATGAAATACATCCATGCTATGTTTTAATGAATGTGATTCATCGATGTTGTATTTTTTACACGTATGCACCACATACTTAAAAGCCACATTAATTATATTTGCTAAAGGCATTATCTTCATTACACTATTAATTACAGTTATTTTAATAACCACAAAAAAAATCAATTTTTTTTGTTTTGTATTGTTAAACACTTAGATAGCAATTTAAATCTCCATAAATCGCGTTATTTGTGAAATCCAAATTTGTAATTGATTATTATTTTGATAAATATCAACATTGCCGTCTAAAACCAATTGGTTGCTGCAAAAACATTCGCCTTGCATAACATTAAGCATTTTAGTGTGATATTTATCACAATTACTTAAATATTCCAATGGTATATTGCTTTCTCCGTCTCTCGAACGTTTTGTAATTCTTTTATAGCAGACTTCAGGTGTTGCCTTCACGTAAATAACTTTATTAATGGTATAATCTTTTACAAACGTATTAAACCACTTTAAATAAATTTTATAATTTTGCAATTCAATGTTACCAGAATCAAACAACATTTTGGCGAATACCATGCAATCCGTGTATAAGCTTCGTTCTGTAATAATAATTGCACCCCGGTTATTTTCAACTGCTTCTTTTAACAGTGCCAGTCTAGATATATATGCCATCATTTGAAATGCGAATGCGTGCTTTTTTTGGTCTTCATAAAACAGTTGTAACATGGTTGTTCCGTTTGCGTTTGTTATTGTTTCCCATTCGGCAACAGGTTCTTCTAAAAATATGATTTTTTTATTCGTGCCAAAATGTGTTTGCAGGTTTTCTAATAAGGTTGATTTTCCAGAACCAATATTTCCTTCAATTGAAATAATCATGTTTGATTGTGACATATTATGTTGTTGTTTATTTTATATTCAACGATTTAAATCATTTCATTTTTTTTAAAAAAAAAATGAAATAAAAAATCCATATAAAGATAATTACATAACTAAATAACTACACCAATGGATTTAAAGCAACGAAAGTTAAACAAGGCCGAGTGGAATTCTATTGAAGTTCCTGTTTCTGAATCAGAACTGGAAGTTTTAAAACTTATTACAAAAGGATATCATGAAGTTAATTTAAAAATTAATAACAATAATTCTATCTTTAGCTTTTTAAAGATAGAATATAGTGAAAAAATGGAGGATTTTATATATAATAAATATTTGAGAGAAAAATTCGACCGCGTTCAAGCCGACATTTCTAAATTGAACCCTGCGTACAAATCTATCAACGTAGACAGCAACGTGAAAATAAACTCGGCGGATAAAATTAGATTAGAAAGAAATGATGAAACTGCGCTAAAAAAACAAGACGTATATGAAAACGTGCTATTGAATCACGCAGAAAAGTTTCTACAGTATAAATCGCAAAAAAATGTGAAGCAAACCATGTTTCATTACTACACCCTTTTTAAACTTCTTAAAAATAACGTGAACAGATTAAATCGCCACGTAATAAGCATTTGTAACAAGTTGATTACACTTTTCGAAGATGACGTAGACATGTCCGTTATTATCGAGCATGCTGATGAATGCATAGAGAAAAACAAGAATCTCTTGAAATATGACGATTTAGTTCTCTACGAACACCAAAAGGAAATTTTCACGGTTTCCAAAAATCCCAGTGCAAAGCTCATATTGTACATAGCTCCTACTGGCACTGGAAAAACATTGACGCCTATTGCGTTATCCGAACAACATAAAATTATATTTGTTTGTGCGGCCAGACATGTTGGATTGGCGTTGGCACGGTCAGCTATTTCAGTTGGTAAAAAAGTGGCATTTGCATTCGGGTGTGCAAGCGCAGACGATATTCGATTACACTATTTTGCCGCAAAGGAATACAGCAAAAATAGACGCACGGGTGGCATCGGCAAAGTGGATAATAGCGTGGGTGATGAGGTTGAAATTATGATATGCGATATTAAATCCTATTTGCCTGCAATGTATTATATGAAAGCGTTTAATAAAGATGACGAGGGAAACGATATGGATGACAAATTAATGGTTTATTGGGACGAACCCACAATAACAATGGACTATGAAACTCATGAATTTCATTCGATTATCACAGAAATTTGGAAAAATAATTTGATTCCCAATATGGTACTGTCGTCCGCTACTTTGCCCAAACTACACGAATTGACGGAAACCATTTCCGATTTTAGAAATAAATTCCCGGGTTCGGAAGTATATAACATTGTTAGTCACGATTGCAAAAAATCTATACCAATAATTAATAATGACGGGTATGTAGTATTGCCCCATTATTTGGCGGATACTCATGAAGGCATTATTAAAATAGCACAACACTGTGAAAACTATTTGACGTTGTTGCGCTATTTTGATTTGAAAGAAGTAGCTAGTTTCATCACCTTTGTAAATAAAAATAATTTTGCCAACGCGAAAATGAAATTAAACAGGCATTTTGACTCAATAAATGAACTAAACATGAAAAACATAAAAATTTATTATATTAAATTACTGCAAAATATCATGCAAGGGACGTGGGGTGCTATTTATATGCATTTTAAATCCCTAAAAATTCGCAGAATACCACAGAACGATTCTGTTGACCTCAAAGGAAATAAAATTGTAAGAAAGTCGACAAGTCCTGCTACTACAGTTCCTCCTGGAACCGCTGGCGTATACGTGACTACTAAGGATGCTTTTACCCTTACGGATGGCCCAACTATTTTCATCACAAACGAAATTGAAAAAATTGCTAAATTCTGCATTCAACAGGCAAATATTCCGAGCATCATGATGGATGAAATTATGAAAAAGATTGAATTTAATAACATTCTGAACGAAAAACTGAACGATTTGGAAACGACTCTTGATTATAAAAAAGAACAATCCGAAAATAGCATGAAAAACAGTGTTTCAGAAAGGCATGCTGGGGGAAAAGTTCAGGGGCGGAACAAATCCACAAAGGACTGTAAAAAGCTGAACAGAGAAGGACCCGAAGATGCAGTCGGTGGCAGAGCGGATATATCGAAATTGACAAATGAAATTAATGCTTTGCGATTGCTGATTAAAAGTGCGACGTTAAATGACACCTTTATCCCTAATAAGCATCTTCATATCAAAAAATGGGCTGATGGTATGTCGTTTGAGAGCGCATTTACGAGTAATATTGATGAACACGTTGTAAATGAAATCATGTTGCTAAATGGCATTGAAAATACGTGGAAAATCCTGTTGATGATGGGAATTGGAGTGTTTATTAATCACGACAATATTAAATATACTGAAATTATGAAGACCATGGCGGATGAACAGAAATTATATATGATTATTGCGTCGAGTGATTATATTTATGGGACTAATTATCAGTTCTGTCATGGATATCTGAGCAAAGACTTGAATTTAACGCAGGAAAAAATTATTCAGGCTATGGGGCGAATTGGTAGAAATAATATTCAACAGAATTATACTTTGCGTTTTCGCGACGATTCACAAATAATGAAATTGTTTACAAATGAAACTGATAAACCTGAAGTAATTAATATGAATAAATTGTTCAAATCGCAGTAGTTCATAATAATATGTTTGCATAATGTATAAACATGACTAAGCATATATATTATACAGGAATTGGTGCAAAAAAAGTGGAAAGCATACTGAAAAATATTTTTTTAAATATAATGAAAAATATTTTTTTATATAATGAAAAATATGACTTAAATTTGTGCTCAAGAGAGAAAATAACATGTTTCCCTCTTTAATCTAAATTACCTTATATTTTATAAGAAAAGTTAGGATATTATTTAATTGTAAAAAGTTAGATATTATTTAGTTATGTTAGTTACTTTAAATGTACCAATCAATATTTAAGGGGCTCCGTACATGAATTGGATTTGGTTATCACGGTCAATATAAGAACCAGCTGAGGATTGATGGAAGAAATATGAGAACAACATATCAATTTTTGATAATAGTTCAGCGTCGTTCGCAATTCGTGCGGCACCTTCATCTGATATAGAGCCTAAAATACTGGACACTTGTGCGGAAACAGTGCTGAACGAACTATTTGTGGAGGTGGTCAAGTTGGTAACACGAGTATTCAAAGCACTGTCGCCGGCGATTCTTGCGGCAACTTCAGTTGACATTCCATTGGTGAAAGCAACATCCGATGCTTGAAGGGCAGCGACTTGGGAGATTCTTGTGGAAACCTCATTATCAACACGAATGCCCATTGCAACATCTGCTGATGCTCTTGAGGCAGCCTCACTTGAAACTGCTGATGTTAGAACAACGTCAGCGGCCTCAAGAGTGGCAACAGCCGCACTTCTTGATGCGACTTCATCATTAATTCGGACTCCTAATGAGTTATCCGCAGCAATTCTGGCAGCACCCTCTGCGTTGGCGGCAGAAATTATGTTTTGGTCGGCAACTTGGAGTAATGAGAAATTTGCGGCAGTTTCAGCAGAAAAAGATGACATTGATGCGCTGAATTCGGAATCCGCCGCAGCTCTGGCAACCGCTTCCGCGGAAATTTGGTTTCCAAGGGATGTGTCCATTTGCACAAGGGACGCATAGTGGACTGCTTCTAACGTCTCTAAAGAGTGAATTCTGTCGTTTGTCTCAACATCCACAGCACTTCTTGTTGCAATCTCTGCGTCGAGGTTGGCAACGATAGAACTATCGAATGCGTTTAAAGCCGCGACTTGTGTATCAACGTTTCTTGATAAAGCATTGATGTTTGATTGTAATAGAGAATGTCCCCCAACGCGCATGGAAATTTCGGCAGCAAGGCCACTTGTAAGAACGGCATCAGCAGCCATTAGACCTGAAACATCGGATTGTCTGGCAGAAGCCTCAGCGTCAAGGTTCGCTTGTAACACACCATCGGCGGCAACGCGACCAACAGCTTCATCAGATACACTGGTATCTATGTAGTTAGTAAGTGAAACTTCGAGAGCATTCGCGGCGCTCTCTGTTGCGGTTTGGAGTGAGTTCATGTTATTTTGCAAAACAACATCGGCAGCGCCTCTGGCAGAGACCTCATTGCTCACAGATGTTTCAATAATGGACGACCTGGAATTATTACTAGCAGAATAAGTGGCAAACGAGTTTGTTACTGAAACAATACTAGCATTCAAAGCAGAGTCTTGAATAGTTCGGCTCGTGGTTTCATCGGCAATCGCGGATAAAATAGACAAATCAGCAGACTCTAACGCAGATTTTGTGGTGTTGACGTATGTGTGAAGAGTCGCGATGGTGGTAGATTGAGACGCAAGAGCTGCTTCAACTGTTGCGTGTTCAGCATCAGTGAGGGTTTTTGCGTAGTCGGAAATCTCTTTCAATTGGTCGAGGTCAACAGTCGTGCCATCTAGGAGGGCGTTGATACGGTTGGCTTGAGCTTGAACGAGTTCGTCGACATAAATTTTATTTGTAACGTCGGTGGAATTAACCGGTGTAGGTGCTGACACGACTGATTCGTGAAAGTTGAAAGCGGTACCGTCAACGGTAACAGAGGAGCCAAGGAACAAGGTCGGTGTGGACATTTTATAAGATATGCTAATATGATATTTTTTACAAAAATTATGATTTGTACCTATAATGGATACAGTTCCATTATGATTTCTGAATCGGCGTGATAGAACATTTCAAATAGAAAATCAATTTTTTGGAGTAATTCTTCCTTGGTATAAGCGTTCATGTTTGATATTTGATACGATACAATCTCAGCTAGTGAATTTATGTCATTTAAAACTACTTGGGTTTTATCATTTAATTGTGTTATTGCCGATTGAATAGACTCGTTTATTCCCGCACCATTGTACGAGTGAATTACATTTATTGCGTTTTGTTTTTCAATATTTATTGCACTTATTGCTTGTTGTATTTGAGCATCCATTACATTGCTGACTGCTTCTTGGACGGTTGATTGAACTGTTTCTCGAACCGTCGCTTGAACCGTTTCTTGAACTGTTTCTCGAACTGTCGCTTGAACAGTCGCTTGAACAGTCGATTGGACTGTTGATTGAACTATATTATTTATTTGTGCTACATCTGGTTTCGTTTCAACAACCGTATTTAAATTAGAAAGATTAGAAATAGTAGTATTGATAAAAGCTTTTGCCGTAGCCAAACTACCTCTTGACATGTACGCATTTAAAAGAAGTATATTAATTAGTCTTGCTTGCGATGTATCCTTGACATCTTTTCTTAAATTAAAAGAATAAATATTATTTAAAAAAAAATTACTCATTATACTTATATTTAAACTACATTTTTTTTTCTAATTTTGAGATGTAATCTACAATTTTATTTTCTATTTTTGAGATATTGAGATGTTTACTTTTTACTTTACATTCGTTCCATCTTTTAACGTACAATTCAAAGGGCACACATTTTGGATTATTTTTAATTTTGTGGATAGCTAAAGGCAATGACAAATTTAAAGGAGGTAACAGAGAATCGTCTAGGGATTGTGGCAATTCTACTTTTTTTATATTTTTTTTATCGTTATCTTTGATTTTAACCTGTTTCCAACGTTCTACGTATACATTAAAAGGCATGCAGGCCGGATTTTTTTTAATATTAATTATAGCTTCTACTAATGTCAGTTCAGTTGAAGGCAAAAAGTTATCGTCTATAATTGAAATATTACTATAAATATTACGGTCATCCTCAAATATTTTTTTATTTTTAAGAACTAGATTTTTATTAGATAATAATCTTGGTTTATCTTTATCCAAATCAGTTTTATACTCAATAACATCTAGTACATCATGTTGTATCATTTCTTCTTTTACACCAGAAGTGTCTTCATTAGTACTATCTAAGTTGTTAGAAATATCATTGGTAATAAACATATTTTATATATAATATATTTATTTAAATAACATACTTTTAAAATTTATACGTTTTACATATTTAGTGCTATTAACTAGTTCTGCATTATATGTGCAATTAGAGGGCTGATTCATACGCGGATTGTTGTTGCCGGGATGATTTATATATGGGCTGTTGTTGCCTGGGTGATTCATATATGGGCTGTTGTTGCCTGGGTGATTCATATATGGGTTGTTGCGAATGTAATAATTATTGTTAATATTATACGGTTCTGAATTAACGTATAGAGATGTATTTTTATTGTTGCTCAAACTAATACCAGTATTAATATTCGTTGGAATAACAATATCTTGTTTTACAGGAAGTTGCAGAGTTCCTTCCAAATCTTTTTTAAACTTATCCAACTGACTAAATATGTAGTTAATTTTATAAAGCACAACAGTTTTGTCGTCCTTTGGTTTCGACATAATATCCTTTAAAATATCAACTTCTGGTTTTTTGGAAGTAACTGTAGTTGTCAAAATACCATCAGTAGGTTTAACTACATCAGTAGGTTTAACTACATCAGTCGATTTAACTACATCAGTAGGTTTAACAACTTCATTTATTATTTCATTTTTCGCTTCTAAAACCATTTCATCCTCATTACGACCTTCAAAATACTCTACAATCTCCTTTAAAAATTCTTTAGGACACGTATCAGTTGGTATAATTAAACCTTTTGAATCAACTGTCATAAAAGTATACGGGTCAAATTGATATTTTATAAGAATATCTTCTCTACCGTAGTAGTTACGATTTTCTTTTTTACCATGGAAATAATGTCTGATATTTCCTGGCACATATCCAAGTCGCAAACCATCATATTTTTCTTGCATTTTTGTAATAAATTCGACATAACCTGGCGACATTCCCATTTTTAAAGTTTCAGGTGCTTTTTTAATAAATGCATGACACATAATATTATCTCCTGACCCCATAATTCCAATTTCGATTACGCCACCAATTTTTTTATATGCAGTTCTATTACAAGCCCACGCAAACCCGGGATGCCAATAATTTACTCCATTGCCTTTCTTAAAATTCTTTGAGTATTGGTAACCAAACCCCGTAAATGTAGTCATTATTTGTTTAGTGTAACTCATATCAATCGCATGTGTAAACAGTTGTATAAAATCCTTGCCTCCATTTAATATTTTTAAAGTGTCTGATGCCCAATGTGCACTCTCAAATTCTATATCTGCGTCAACCCATGCAACAGCTTTCCAATCTTTAGGTAACAAATATTTTATACCAAGATTAACCATATTTTCCTTGTGCCATAAAGGTATATTTCCTCTTAGTTGTAAATGTCTTTTATTGTTTTCAACAGTTAAATTAAATGGTTGGTCTTCATAAACTAATTCTACTAAATATGCTATCACATTAGGTTCTTTTTCCATTCTCTCCATGAATTCTCGAGCCAACTGATATCTAATGTTAAAATTACATGGGTTTGACACTACTGCTATAACATGTAATTTTTTCTCTATTGGCGAGTTTTTAATTATTAACGCTTTTGTATTATCCTTTATTTCAGGTCCCATTTTATATTATAATACATTAATTTAAAATCTAATATACTAATTTAAAATATAATGTGCTAAATTTAAAATATAAAAACAAATGACACAGAAGCATCAATATGCAAGTCGCAGTAATTTTATAGCCACATTTTATATATAAAAAATTGATTTGTTTTATTATACTTAATCGTGAGTATAATAAACCATAATGAATCCCGCAAATCAATTGTTCGAAGACGGTGTTGTAGTAATATCATCTGACTTTCTTTTAGCCAATTTAAATAATTTCAGAAGTGAATTTGATAGTACAATTAGAAAATTTCCTGAATTCAAAATACATCCTGGATTGGATGAAATTGCAAAAGACACGAGCGACCGAGTATCGCGATACGGCTTGGGTGGTACAAGTTTTATCGGTAATCCATCGGTATTTCATGCGCCGTTTTTTAGAAAAATGCGCGAAACCGTTATGTACATTGCGATAGAAAAACTGTTTCGTGATTATAAAAATTTATATCTTGATTCTTCCTATAATATTGAACAGATAATAGACAGAATAATGATAAGACCTGCAAAAGATGTCGCATCAGCAGAAGCATGGCATCGAGATGAAGCTCCCAAATCAGATGTTGTAAATGGGGACCAAACATTTGGCGGCTGGATTAATTATGATAAAGAACCTCAATACTTCTCCTGCGTTAAAGGAACTCATAAAAATTTAGATATTACCAAAAGAGATAAAAAAAAGGGATTTCATAAGGTAGATAAGGCTGATATACCAACCTATAAAGAAAATAAAAGCTTGATTGAAATACCTCCTGCGTCTATTATCATCTTTATTGAAGACCTTGTTCACGAAATTTTCAACAGTAAAAAATCCATAAAACAGTTTACGAGTATCAGACAATTCTTCGGATGGCGCCTGACCAAACATGTAAACCAATCCATACATGGCGAACACTTGTGTACAATGCTACAAAATCAAAGTGTTGTTCCATTGAAAAGCGGACAAATACCCCCAATATATCCCAAAACATGTATCATGTATACAGTTCAACGAGAAAGGAAAGATAAATTTCTTGAAGAGGCGCTAATTAGACCTGACATTTTGAATGTGAAAACACGAAGCATTAAAAGTCTTAAGGAAATAAATGTTGAAATGTATGAAGAATATTTGGAGCGTGAAATTAAAATGTTGTTTTCCAATAATAAATTTGAATTATTCAACCCTTATACATCAGAAATTGAAATAGTAGTATTTTAACGGATTTCTATTGTGTATATAAATATTATATAAATATTATATAAAGCAATTACCTCAAATTATAATACATATATGAAACAATTTATAAAAGTATTAAAACAAATATATCATCCAGTATTAACTCCACTATTAATTGGAGCTAATTTACCATATTTAATAGAAGAAAAGAAATATGAGTTCATTCCATTAGTTATTATTTTTCCAATCAGTTATACTGGCTATATTTGTGCAACGAATGCTTACAAATTTTATAAACGTAAATCGGCTGAAAATGAAAAGCCGTAACTGTATTATACATTTTTTTCTTTATTATGACAACCTTAGGGTATTTGTTTGCTCCTGAAGCTTCGGGAACAATGATTTATGAGATACTTTCCCACTGCATATTTTAAACCTATTTTTCGTGTGCTAAATACGGTTACTCTATTGCTTTGCCAGTTGGTAAATCAAACAATTTGGTTGCTTTTGTTGTAACAAAAGCAAAGATTGGGAAACCTACTTGTTTTCAGTATATTGATTTCTGCTTTAATAATTAAAAAGGATATATTTAATTATTAAATTTGTATAAAATATGTGAGACGATATATCGTAACAATATTTTTAATTGCTATAGGCCAACCCGCCCATACCACTCATGATACGGAGAACGTTGTAGTTGGTGGCATAAACTCGGACCTTAGCAGTTTTTGTTCCCTCAACTGTTGCGTTTGAGAGCACAAGTTGCAGTGTGGCGTTATCAATTCGCGAGAAATTGCACGTGCCTGAAGGCTGGTGTTCCTCAGGTCTCAATGCAAAAGCGTAGACGTTAATACCTTCATCCGGGGAACGAGTGTGGGCTTGGTAGGGTTGCACCCATGAGAAATAGGAACCTTCACGCTCCGAGAAGCGGTCCTGTCCGTTAAGCTGTAACTTAGCGGTAACAACAGGGTTTAAGCCCCAGCAGTGCATGTCAAGAGATGTCTCGGATAGAACGAATGAGCCGGCATCAGACACACCCGAGTTATCAAGGTGTGAGCCAGAATCTTGGAGAGCAGCAGCGACTTCAGGTGAAAGACCAGATGCGTTGATGGGGACTGCTCCACCACCCAAGTTGGCCTCGTTGTAAGGGTTGGAAGGTCCGTGCCAGTATCCGGTGAATCCATCAGGAGGAATGTAATCAAGAGCACCAGCATCTTGGAAGAGACCGCGTGCATCAATGAAAGCACGGGAATCAGCCGCGATGGCCTGGGGTCCACCGAAAGCATGGATGGCGTTGGGAAGAGCATCAACTGCATCAGTGTAGTTGAAGGGCTGGGCTCCAAGAACCTTGAAAAGAAGAGCATCGCATGTCAAGGATGAGCAGTAATCAACGTTTTGATCCGGTTGGACAACCCAGATAAGCTCCTTAACAGGGTGGTTAAAGTTGAGCTTAATCTTGTTACTGGAAGAACCAACGGATTCATCACCAGTGAATTGGAGTTGGGTAATCAAGTATTCGTGGGGGTTCTGGGCCATTCTTCGGCGTTCGTCAGTGTCCAAAAACACGTAGTCGACGTATAAAGACGCAGCGACTAAAGACTGGTTATAGGCAATAGTGGCAGGAACAGGTCGTCCGACGGAGTATTGTGAGTTAACACCTCCGTAAGGAGCGCTGTTGCAGTTTAAGGTGGTGACCGCCCACAAGCACTCATCAATGGGACGAATATCAAGGTTAATCTTGACTTCGTGGTATTGAAGAGCAATTAAGGGAAGAGCAAGTCCAGGGTTTGTGCAGAACCAGAATTGAAGAGGAACATAAAGGGTTGTTTCAGGAAGAGCGTTACGGGGTGCGCAAACTTGGCGAGGAGCTAAGGAATCGCAAGGACTTTCGACGTCAGAGAAAGAGGGGTCTGTGATGAATGTAAGTTGTGTGGTGTTACCAATCATCTTGAAGTAGCCTCTGATTTGTTCAGATGTCATGGTAAGTTGATTCCAGATGTGCATCCAGTCACCATATTGACGGTCGATGCGTTGACCTCCGATTTCGACCTCAACTTGGGCGATGAGCTGTTCACCAGGGTAATCTAACCAACGGGCATAAACTCCTGTGTTTTGGCCGGTTGTGTAGTTTCCAAGACCCATAAGTTGGTTAATTTCGGGAACTGTAACTTGGAGATAGGTGCGGTAAGCAAGGTCTCCGTTTCGGCTGATAACACATTGGACTCGGCGTCCAAAATCAGCCTGTCCATTGAATGTTTGTTCAATAGACTCAATCGCAAAGTTCGTGTATCTGCGGTATGTTACTTTCCAAAAGGTAATTTGAGGATTACCTGTAAGATAAACATCTTGAGCGCCATAGGCAACTAATTGCATTAATCCACCTCCCATTTTATATTATTGCTAAAGAAAAAAATTTCAAAGATTTTAATTTAATTAAATTAATTAATCTAATTAAATTAATACAATTTGTAAAAATGCTAGGAAATTATTTTATTAAGGTCTAAATTCGTTTTCATAAATTTAAGCAAATACGAATCTTGCAGCACCTCTTTTTTGTTTTCGTGATTTTTGGTAAAAACATAAGATTCATTTTTTCTTTTCACCGTCCAACCTTCTTCAATAGCATTAAACAAGAGTAACATTTTTTGAAATTGTATTGTATTTATTTTACAATTATCCTCTAAATTAATTAGTGACTCAAGCTTGATTTTAAAATCCATATTTTATTTACATAATTTAAAGAAAACTATTATTTTGTTTTAACTTGTAATTTCCAAATTATTAAATTATTAACATTAATACAAATATAGTTTGCATTAATTATAAATTAAATAAAAAACTTAATTTAAATAAAACAGAATGCCTATTTTTAAGCCTAAAGCAACAAAAAAAATCAAGTTCAATAAAAAAAGTGCCATTACGCTGGATAATAAGCATAAAGAGTTTTTAAATGAGTTTTCAAAAGATGATAATGATAAGATACCTAAATTAAAAATGGAAAGAGATGAGTTATTGAATAAGGTAAACAATACAAATGAAGCGTTGACGGTTGAACTGAAGTTAGAAATAGCAGACCGTATTAAGGAGATAAAAGCAGAAATCATAGAAATTAAACAAAAGAAAAAGGAATATTTTTTAGACAATTCTAAACATATTTTTAATTATTTTGAAAATAAGAAGAATATATCTGATAACAATCTATGTAATATGAACACGTCTACAAATAAAACAAAAATTTTAAATAACTTTTTTAAAATTAAAGAGACTGAATCAACGAATAATTCAGAAAATCAATTAAACAACAATATTGTCCAAAAATATTTAAGCAACATTGATGATAGCTTCTTAGACGTGAATCAATTTGTATACCAATCTGATGTGTGTCAATATTGTCGTATTGGCGAATTAATTCCGCTAGAAGATGAAGGAATTGTCATTTGTAATACATGCTCTAGAAGCTTGGCATATTTAATTGAAAATGAAAAACCTTCTTATAAAGAACCGCCAAAAGAGGTTTGTTTTTATGCTTATAAAAGAATTAATCATTTTAAAGAAATTTTGGCTCAATTTCAAGGAAAAGAAACTACTCAAATTCCGCCTGATGTTATTGCAAATATAAAGTTGCAAGTTAAAAAAGAGAGAATCGAATTGGGTCAAATAACAAACAACAAAACCAAAGAAATTTTGAAGAAATTAGGTTATAATAAATATTACGAACATATACAATTCATAAAAGACAAACTTGGCATTAAACCTCCTATAATGTCGCCTGAATTGGAGGAATCACTTTGTAATCTTTTCATGGACTTGCAAGCACCTTATTCGAAATTTTGCCCTGATGATAGGGTCAATTTTTTAAACTATTATTATACCGCATACAAATTATGCGAGCTTTTGGGTGAAATTCAATATTTAGACCATTTTCCCATGTTAAAAGACAGAGAAAAACGAATTGAACAAGACAATGTTTGGAAAAAAATTTGCGGAGAATTGGATTGGGAATTTATACCTACTATTTGATTAATTTATGTGTTGTGGTTTATATGGAAATAATTTTAATAAATTTGTGTTAAATATTGATTGATTAGGGTCATTGCAATTAGAGCCGATACCAGTTCCAAAACGAACGCCTCCACCCGCTAGTTTTCGGCTACGGCTACGACTACTACGTCTTGTAAGCCTTCGCCTACCTTTTATTATACGACCACCCATCTTGCGACAACTTTTGCGTCTTTTGTGTGTACGTCTTACCATAATATACTATTATTAGATTAATATATTATGCTAAAAATTTAGCTGAACTTGTTAAAATCCACCCGGAAATTTAACCAAGTTGGCACCGATACCGAATCCTGCACCAGACCGTGCTGTTACACCCATACTTGGGATGTATGTATCCAAAATGCTAAAAGTGGCTGCGGCGGTCAATGAAATGAGAATAATTTCTTCCATATTCAAAGAACGTTTAGGTATAGCATAAGCTGCGATAGCTACCATCAAACCTTCTACAAGGTATTTAATGATTCTCTTGACAAGTTCTCCAACGTTTATCAAACCGTTCATTATATTAATAAATAAGAAAAAAATATATATTGCGATAAAAAACTTAGAATTAAATCATTTAATAAACTAAAATGGACATTGCTAAAACACAGAGTTCTGAAAAGGCTAAATTCGAGAGAAAGACAAAAAACGGGAAAAAAAATCCTAAATATGTTGACCTATTGGAAGAAGATAAACCAATCGCCAATCAAAAATTTGCATGTATATCTTTCGTTTCTCCTGAAAATATATTAAAGCAAAAGGAAATTTTCTTTTTTGAAGAATTCCTAAAGAAGTGGGACTTCAACAAATCAATGGAAAAGTTTATTCAGTTCTTAAATTTTATGTCTTATAAATATAATGTATCATTTGATGACATTTCAACGGATTTTAAAGATTTCGTGAAGGAAGAACGAGAGATTCTTTCTAAATCAAACATGTCGGATGAATATAAAACATTTATCGACAACAATGAAGAAGAAATTGAAAAATCATTTAACATTGCGAACAATTTCCAGACTTCTACTAGAGGATTGAAAATTAGAGGAGTTTATCCAACAATTGAAGAGGCGGAATTGAGATGCAAAATGTTGAGAGAAATAGACCAGAATCATGACGTTTTTGTTGGACCTGTCGGGTTATGGATGCCTTGGGACCCAGAGGCTTATAAAACAGGACGTGTAGAATATATGGAGGAAGAGTTGAATCAGCTGATGAGTGAAAAGAACAAAAATGAATTTAATGCTAAGACCGCATTCGACCAGCGTGTAAAAGAATCCAAACAAAAAGCAATTGATGAAAATATTAAAAAGGCTGATAAGTCGGGAAATACTTTAACGCAAACCATCGATGATAAAGGTAACCTCGTTGGAATAAATAACACCACACAAGAGGCCATGTTGAGGGACAAAGAAACCATCTCTACAGCGGATATTTGCACTGAATTGTTTGAGGGAGAAAATATTATTGTAGGCAAGTCCGATAATGGGCAGAGCCAATTGGTAAGCGGACCTTTTGCAAATAAAAATAATTAAATAACACTATAATAATAATCGTTTATTATATTTTTATTCTTTACACATCTACTCATTTTAGCAGTAGACATATTTTCTGCTTCTGCTGCTTTCGCAATAGTATCCCATGTTGCCAAAAGTATCTTTGATTCCTGTTCTCTCTTGAACACTTTTTTGCCAGTAGATGAAATAAGCTTGGGTTTGATATCTAAATGGTTGCATTTTAAAAATATAATTGTATTTATTTCTCTCAAAACATTAGATAAATCAAAATCTTTTTTATTGGGGTTATATCTAATTATTTTATTTCCTAATGACAATAAATATTATTCTCTAACTGTTTCTTGAATCTGGTCTCTATCATCGTGATTATATTCGTCACATTCAACTACTAATTTATAATCTATAAAATATAAATCTACTCTATATTTTCCAATTGCAAATTGTCTTTTCATATTGAAAATATCCTTAAAAGAATTTTCAATAAATCCTATTGTTTGATTTTCAATACACATACACAAATTTATTTGTTTCACAGTATCACTCACATTTACAATATATCTATTTCTCAAATTATAAGAATTTTTAAGTAAGTCAAAAGCATCTTCTGTAAGAAGATAATCAATTTTATTTTGTCCTCCATTTTTTTTTATAATATTGTGTTTATTATATTCAATAATGTAATGAATATTTTCTTTATAATTTTTTTTTAAATGACTTGTAAGAAGACCTTTTTGACATGATAAATATATTACTAATTCTTCTAAATTGTGTGTATAACTCATTTAAATATCATAAAAAAATAATTTATAAAATAATCAATTTTTTTATAAAACTCGCTTTTATATTTTACACTTTTAAAATTTAAAACGACCATTATTTTACGACATAAAAAAATTAAAAAATGTAAAATCAAATTTGATGGTCTTACTTTTTTTCTTCTCTTTGGTTGGCGAAGAAGTGAAAGACGAAATTTGATTTTGAAATTCTGTTGGTCTTTTTTGCTTTTCTATCCAACATTTCGTTAATTTCAAAATATTTATTGGGGGAATTTGCGTCCCTTGTTCTAAATACGATTTTTTTGGGGGGTAAACAAAATTGAATATTAAAAAAAATTGAATATAAAAATAAATTGAATATAAAATTAAATATAATAGTATTAAAAATGTTGTTAAATGACATAATTGCCCTAATGAAGTCTTTGTTAAATAAAGATTTGCAAGAAGTAATTAATTTGTTGAAAAATAAAAATATTAATTATGCGTATAATATTGCGAATTGTTGTAGTAATGATGATTGTAGTTGGTGTTATAGAATATTATCAAGTAGACGACACGATAAGTACAATTGTTCTTATATTTATCTGGTAGTAATAGAAAAAATTGTTGAATGTAAATTGTATCAAGTGAATAAAGAACAAATATATGTAGTAACCACATTAAACAAACTTGAAAGAGATGAGTTGTGGGTAAAAGATATACATGATGTTATAGTTCTATTATAATCGGCGTTTTGGCGAAGCACATTAAATTTGAAAAGGTGCAAAATACCCTATAATAATTTTTTATCTTTATTAACATGCAAAAGTATGTTTACAATCTTTTGTATCAACCGCAATTATTGTTTCAGTTAAATCTGGAATATGAACAAATTTAATTTCAATTATACCATCTTCCCAAATCCTTTTTTTTTCTGTTTTTGGAAACCAACCGTTTAGTGCTCTATTATTGTCTTCTAAAAATATACGTGTGCATTTTTTTAATAAATCGAATTCATATCCATCATCATATTTATATATAATTTTTTTGATTGCAAAATTGTATATTGGTTCATAAGTTGTAATTGTAATCCTTTTGTTATTTTTATCACATGATGGTTCGTGATTAGTATAAAATTTAACAACAACATTTTCTTTATTAACAACACTGGTCATTGTTATTTGTTATCCGATTGAGAAATAATAAAAAATAATTCAATTTTTTATTAAACTCGCTTTTATATTTTAAAAGCGAGTTTTGTTACCACTTATTAGCCTTTTTAATGGTAATCTTCTGTCCTGCACCTCGCTTTTTCGCAGAGCCTGGGTCATACTTTTCATCTTCATCGTCCGAATTCATACTCTTGGATAATTCCCAAAATTCTTTTGACCCAAGTTTGAAGTCATTATGGTTATCCGCCTTGTACCAAAACACTTGGTCTTGTAATTTGTTTGATTTCGAGTTATTATTAATTACCAAACACTCATAATTTTCGGTACATTGGTCCATCACCTGACAAAAGGACTCAAATGTGGGAAACATTCCAGCGTAATTTTCGTATATACGCTTTCTATTTGCTATATAATTCTCACGCAAAATAAAAACATAATCTATATTTGTCCTGAGCGTGGGTGGTATGCCGAGGGGATATTGCATTGTGATGATTAACATGACCTTCCAGTGTCTTCCGTTCATGAACAAAAGTCGCATCATCTTATCTCGAGTCCATGTAGCGTCATACAAACAATCATCTAAAATAACAAATGCGCGTGCGTCAATAGTGCTTCGTTTATACGTTTCTATCTCCTTCTTAATTTGTTTCAATACAGTTCGCTGTCGTTTTAATATATTTTCAATAATGGCTGTATTGTATTCATGATGCACAAATAATTTCGGCACCATTTTCGCGTAAAAACCGTTCCCCTCTTCAGTCCCTGAAATAACCGTTCCAATAGGAATGTCCTGTTGATAATAAAGTAAATCTCTTACTAAAAAACTCTTGCCTGTATCACGTTTGCCAATTAATACTACGACGGGCCCTTTACTTTCATTCGCCTTAAAACTAATACTTTTCATATCAAATTTTTTTAATTCTAATGTCATATCTATTATTTTTATAAAGTTTTTTTAAATATTTTACACGAATGCTAAATTAATTGATTATTTGTTATTTAGTCAAAATTATAAGTTAAAAACGTGTATAATTTATATACTAATTAGCTAATGATGATGATTAACGTGAATTATCAAAAAAGGAAAAATGTGGAACTTTTTAAAGCTTTAGAGAAAGAAAATACGCTTAATCTTTCTAAAATACAAAATTACATACCAATTTATAATAGGTTTTTTACATTGAATGAAACGAACTACAATAATATTAATCTTAACCACAAATGGTGTATTTCTAACATTAAGAATGATGATAAACACGATGCCAATAACAACTTATATAATTGTACCATTAAAAATGTTAATAATGACAAAACGAAAGAAAAGGAAGTGTTTTTTAAAATGGCTCCTTTACTAGACCCATATAAATATTTAATAGGAAAATATAACACACAAGATGCAAATTTATTTAATTTACCTAGTTTGGATTCAACCAAACTGAATACACATTCAAAATTTATAGATTATAACAATTCTGCCTATGTTGACGGTTTTTTCTTATTTTTAAACAGTCACTTGATGTATGAACATAATTTTTTTCATGGAGTTGATTATTATGGGTCATTTTTGGCAATAAAAAATAACTTTAATATAAATGTTTTTGATGATATTGATTATTTAAATACTTCTGATTTTTTCAATAAAAATAAGAATACGTTGTTTAAAATTGGCGATTATGAACATTTATTTAACAATAATGCAGTCAAATTAAAACCTATTGTTATACACAATTCGAGCGTAAAGACAAATACATCCATTTGTTCTTTTAACGATGATATATTTGAAAATGTATTTGATGATACAAATGGTGTGTTAGAAGAATTTAATTTGTCATCTGATTTAGTTGAGGTTACTAAACTGGTCACAAATGATAATGATAATAATGTAACACTCAAAAGCAGTTCTACTTGTTCATCTAGGTCATCTCATACATCCGACGGGAAAGAAAAGGAGGAAGACACGGATGATGACGAAGACGAAGATGATGACGAAGACGAAGATGATAACGAAGACGAAGATGATGACGAAGGCGAAGATGAAGACGAAGATGTTGGCGATGCTGATGAAGATGCGGGTGATGATGAAGATGATGATGAAGATGAAGAGGAAAGAATTGACGTCAGTATTAATTCTTTTCCTGTACAAGTAATTTGTATGGAGTACTGTGAAAACACGTTTGATGACCTTATTTTGTCAAATGAACTAACAAATGACGAATGGTATTCCGCATTGATGCAGATAATTATGATTCTAATTACATACCAAAAAGCCTTTTCTTTTACGCATAACGACCTTCATACTAACAATGTTATGTACAATTACACAAATAAAAAGTTTATTTATTATTGTTACAAAAATAAAAATTACAAAGTGCCAACGTTTGGAAGAATCTTTAAAATAATTGATTTTGGAAGAAGTATTTATAAAGCAAATGGTCAGACATTTTGCAGTGACAGTTTTCAAACTGGCGAAGACGCGGCATCTCAATACAATACTGAACCGTATTTTAACGAAAAAAAACCGCGACTCGAACCTAATTTTAGTTTTGATTTGTGTAGATTAGCGTGTTCCATATTTGATTATCTTATCGATGATTTAGATGAAATTAAAGATTTGCAAAAATGCGACCCTATTAAACGACTTATAGTTGAATGGTGTCTAGATGATAAAGGAATCAATTTACTTTATAAAAATAATGGCACGGATAGATACCCCGATTTTAAATTATATAAAATGATTTCGAGATGTGTTCATAACCATACCCCTCAAGCACAATTGGAACGACCTGAATTTAAATCCTTTTCTAATTTTAAAGGAACATTACCAGGTGATGTCATTAATATTGACAATATTCCAGTTTATGTGTAAATAAGTGTTTTTCATTAGTTGCATTATATTTAGTATATTTATAATAATTAATATAAATATGCAGACGTACGGGTTTATACTTACTAGACATGTTCGGTGTGAACAAACTAATAAATACTGGAACAATTCTGTAAAATTGTTACGACACTTATATCCTTTCAGAAAAATCGTCATTATAGACGATAATAGTAATCCAGAATTTGTAAAAGATGAAGCTGTCTACAAAAATATTGAAATAATTAAATCCGAATTTCCAGGTAGAGGAGAATTGTTGCCATATTATTATTATTTAAAACAGAAATTTTTTGAAAATGCAATTATTTTACACGACAGTGTTTTTTTCCATAAAAGAATCAATTTTGACAACCTTGTTAAAAAAGAAATAAAAGTAGCACCTTTTTGGTTTTTCTTTCCGGACAAAGAAGACCTTGCAAATAGAGCAAGAATAGTAAGCAGTTTACAAAATTCACAAAATATACATTCTAAACTAATGCTAGATAACGTAGTATTAAGTATGCCATTTGAAAAATGGTATGGCTGTTTTGGCGTGCAAAGTTTTATTAACCATAATTTTTTAACTTTATTAGAAAATAAATATAAAATAACAAATTTAATTAATTGTGTTAGATGTAGAGCTGATAGGTGTGCATTAGAAAGAATATTTGGTTGTTTATTTTGTACAGAATATCCACAATTAGCAAATTCTGCAAAAAAATCCTTATTGGGAAGTATTCACAGACATCAAACATGGGGTTATACATATTCAGAATACGAAAAAGATGTTAAAAAAAAAGCCCTTCCTACGACGGTTGTTAAAATATGGACTGGTCGTTAGAATAAAAATAAACGTTTTATTTATTTTTATTTTTATTTTATTTATTATCTAAAATTCGGGGTTATCTGTGAAAACAGGAATTGATATTCCTGAACCACCACTATTTATTGCCGGTTTTATTTGTTCCAATATAAAATAACCACAAATAACGCTAAAATACACCAAAAGGGAATCCCTTACTAATAATTTTAATGGTTTTGGTTCTTTATCAAGAAACCGCATCTCTAAAAATTTTGCTATAAAAAAAATAATCGAAATAACAGCGGCAATAATAAATATATTTTCCATTTACAATATTAAACCAGATTCTTATTTTTAATTTTACGCAAAAATCTTAATTAAATGCGCCAATTGATTCAAGCACATCAATTTCATCAATTTCATCAATTAACAATTTTGCTGTAACGTAAATGACTACACAAATAGCAGCAACAATCAAGGTATATTCCATTTATAATATATACTGTACAATATATTTAGATTCTTTTTTTTAATTATACACAAAAATTAATTTAATACTTCAATTTCATCTATTAATAAATCAGGCAGCAATTCTAGTTTGGGTTCGTCTATTGTGTGAATGTCTAATGCCCCTAAATCGAACGAATCGGTTGATATATTTAACTTGACATTTTCATTATCATCTTCATCATCCGAGTCGGATAGTTTTCTTTGTTGTGCTCTTATTTCGCCAATTTCTTCCAAGCGTTCTATTGTTTTTGGTGCAGTTACAGAAACAATATTATCATTACTGTCCTTAACATAATCAATGTCATTAAAACTTAGGCGGCTATTGGTTATATGTTGGTCATTGTTTACAGTTGAACTATTATTTGGCAATGAAACTTTAGTTGGCACTACAGGTGTAACTTCCTTAACAGGCTCTTCAACTATTTCTTCTTTGACCTCTTCAACAATATCTTCTTCAACCGTTTCATCCATGTAAGCCTTTAAAATTGCTTCTACAGGGATACTCTCTCTCACGGTATTTAATATACATTCTTGAACAATTACCTCTATTTCTCTATTATTTTTTTGCGCTTGAAGTGGCGCAACGTTTAATTCAAACAAATAAATATTTTTGTACAACTTACGCGCAGTATTAATATAAACCTTATGAATAAAATCGTCTAATTTTGGAATATTAATGTCTATTTTTTTTTGTTTCTGACCTACTCGCATGGACGTTAATAGTTTTAGTTGAATAATATGCACACACGTGATAAGTTCTTCTAAATACACACAACCGCTTTTATCGCAAATACGAATTCTTTCACGTTCAATAATACTTGCATTCCATTTTGGGATTCTTGAAATAAAATTTTGAAATGTCATCAAATATTTATTCATCTCGTCATTATCTTTGCAAATTTTTATAGCTTCTTCTAAAATAGACTTGTAACCATCAATCAGTAAAGGAGTCAATATAGTTAGCAATCTAGAACCCCATTCATTCTTTGATTCATGAAGTGAGCTGACATTAAAATCATCCATTTACATAAAAGAAATATTTTCTAAAGATAATTCTGAACTTAAAAATAAAAAATTCAAAATAAACAACATTATGATTCTTTCATTTCTAAATTCTTTTTTTACTTTGTTAAAACAAACTAGAAATTCATATTTTTTTTCAATGGACATTTCCAATTCTAAAAAATTACTTGTTTGTAATAAATTTAAAATGTCTAACCCGCTATACCCTTTTTCATACATTTTTTCACAAAACGTCATCATTTGGTCAACGCTTAATTTTTTAGTTTTTAATTTTATTAATTCTTTTTTTAATGATTCAATTCTTTGTTTTTTTACATCATTCATGTTAAACGTTTGTTTCATATTGTATTTATAAAGGTTTACAATCTCTCCATCTATTATTGGCTCTGGAACATAAATTTCACAAAACCTCGAGAGAATCGGTTTTAATAAATTATATTTATCTTCAACCACAATAAAAAATCTAGTATTATGACTAAATAATTCAATGCACCTACGTAGCGCCGACTGAGCGTCCATTGTTAATTTATCAGCGTTTAACAATATTATGCTTTTAAACACATCCCCTCCATTTGAATTTATATGCGTTTTTGCAAAAAATTTTAGGTCTTCTCTAATAAATTTTATTCCCTTTCCGTGCGCACAATTAACGTACATAACTAACGATTTAATTTTCTCCTTTTCATTATTGTATATATCCTTTATAAAATCATTTACAATAGTTCTTTTTCCACTTCCAGACGTACCATGAAAAATAATATTGGGAATTTTGTGTATAGATTTAAAGTATTCTAGTTTTAGTTTAATTGATTCATGTATATTTAATATCATAATCAGTCTATTATATTTTGTAGTGTCTTTTTATATTTTAATAATAACGTATTATTATTAACATATTTTGTTAACATATTTTGTTAACATATTTTGTTATACGGAAGTTGTCAAACTATGTGTATATGGGTTATTTTTGAAAGCATTCAATATATCTGGTTGAATACGGTCACATCCTGCACACTCATTATAGTATTGAGGTGTATTAATGGAGCCATACGTGTCTGTCGACGGCGGCAAAGACGATATGCGTGAAAAAGCAGGATTCATTCTTCCATCAAATCTGTCGCAATCATCCTTACAATGAACGTTCATTTGTTGATTGAATATTTGCATACCTCCTTGATTAGGTCTGTTTACTATAGTAGCCGATTTTATATCATTGTTATGTTGTCTGTAGGCAGAGTCATAGTTCATATCTCCATATTGAGTTGCACCACCTCCAGATGTTCCTGTGTAACTAGCACTAGTTGTGTCTCTCTGTGTTAAATCCATTGCAGTATAATTATCCACATACATTCCTTCTTTTTGTCCATCAATGTTAAACGTTGGCGAATATAATGTAGTCTCCTTTATAGTTGTGTTAGTTGTATCATTGGGATTACTTACATAGCTTCCTGGGACACTACTGCTCATATCGCCATAAATACGAATATTGTTTATGGTTTCATCCTTGCGCGTAGGTTTTAATAAGTCTAGTAATGGAGCAATTACAGCACCAATCGCTCCACTCACACCACTCATTCGGTTTGATTGTTTAGTAGTAGACCTATTATTTTCATAATTTGTATGACTACGAAGAAATTTATCCCCGTCGTCCGATGGCCCGTGACCGCCTGCACTAGACGGGTTTACACCACAACCGGCTAAATTGATTCGTCTACTCTGCTCATAATTCTCTGGAGCCATTCCCGCTGTTACGTCTGAAGAACCCGCTGGTCCTGAATAATTCGTCACTATATCGTTTCGCCTAATAACACCCATTTCTTGAATAGATCGCAACGTCTCGCCCTTGGTTGCACCTGTCGTTGTAAGCCATCGGTCTTGGGTATTAATAAAATATGTATCAGGTCTCTGTTTCTCTACACGTCCTAAAGTTTGACTACTGGCGGCATTCTTGATAAATGAATTTGCAGGCCCTTCATGATTTGTTAATTCAAACTCCAATTTAGGATTATTAGCTGTTCTTAATTGGTCAACCGTGTACGGCAGCCATTTGTCGCGCGCTTCCATGCCAGAATTGTAACCACCACTTCCACTTGCCGAAAAGCCCTGATTCAAGCCCGGACCAACCATAACACTTTCGAATGGTTTTACACCACCACCTAAAGCCCTCATGGCAGGATTTTCTCGAGATTGATAAAAATCACTATTATTAGGTGTCCCGTAAGCCCAAGAAATATTCTCTTCTGGTTTAAATAATGGCGCTTGTTCGATTTTTTTAATTGTCTGTGACCCGGAACCTATCATATTGTCCAATACTGTTTCCGCGACGTTTACACGATAAGTATTCCCTTTTATCTTTCCACCATTTAGTGGCATCATATTGTTATGTTTAAATTGATTTGATTCTAAATAATTGCCAGTCATAGAATAAATCTGCTGAGGAAGGTTTCCTACATTATGTATTCCGTGCCTAGTTTTTTGCTCGTAAATATTCTGGTCAAAATATTTATCAGTTGCCGCATTTGGATTCGGATAATTCTGAACAGTGTCTACAAGTTGGTTCAAGTTTGATACCGGATAGTTTTGCGGAGGAACAATAGTATTTGGCAAATAATTTGCATGCTTGCCCATGTTATCAAAATTTTCCTTGTTTTTGTTCACATTTCTATTTATTGTATTAGGATTACATGTTCTAGATGATTGATTAGATATGACATACATCCCACCTAATGCTATTAAAGGAATCGCTACTTCCATGATAATATATATATAATATATAAAATATATATTGTATTTATAACATTTATAACATTTATAACATTTTAAAGTGATTAATCTAGTCATCGCGTTTGCGGTATAGATTTACATGCGTTCGTATTGTTGCATGTATTAGGACCACCAATGTAATTACCCTTTATTAAAGAAAAACTAGATGGTAAATAATTATTTGATTCATTAACTACACAATCTCTCTTGGGTGTAAAATAATCTTTCTCTAAAATTCTAGTACTTAAATTCGTTTGAAAAGGAAAACAAGTATTTTCTTGTGGGTTTAAAGGGGGATAATACCAATCCACTTGCTCTACTTCACGAAACATCCAAGCTGGAGCAATGGCTCTTGATTCTTCTGTAAATAAAGTGTTGCATTTAGGATAAGCAATTGCTTCATTTGCAACATTAAATCGCTCATAATTATCTTTCCCTAAACAATCTCTGCTTGAACGCCGGTTTACGCCTAAAAGGTCGCTCTCTAAATTGATGGTATTTGTGCGCAAATTTCCCGCCCATTTTTGAATTCTTATGTGAGGGTCTTCCATATAACATGGATTTAAACCATTGCCTGGTACATTTAAAATCCAGCGTCCAGGGTCAGTCGCCTGTTGTTGCTGTTTTGCTGTTCTGCATGGGTCATAATTAAATCTAGTAAATGCCATTTATAATAATATAATATAATTTATTACATTATTAATATTTAAATGTTTAAAAGTATAAATTAAATATAATGGCATTCATTACAACAACCATTGCTCCAACATTGTGTTTAAATATGATTGTTAAAAATGAGAGCAAAATTATTACTAGACTATTTGATTCCGTTGCAACAATCATCGATTCTTACTGTATTTGCGATACAGGTTCTACCGATGACACTGTTCAAATTGTTCGCGATTATTTTTCCAACAAAAACATACCTGGGTTAATAGTGACAGAACCATTTGAAAATTTTTGCCATAATAGAAATTTTGCATTACAATCTGCATTGGGATTATCTGATTACATTTTGTTAATGGATGCCGATATGACATTAGAGATATCAGAATTTAAAAAACAAGACTTAAATGCCGCTGATTCTTTTCATATTTTACAAGGAAATGACAGTTATCATTATCAAAATACGCGAATTGTCAGAAATAATGGTCTTTATAGTTATTGTGGGGTTACACATGAATATATTAATGTGCCTGCTAAAAATATTATGCGTAGCTTTACAAAACAACAATTATTTATCAAAGACATTGGTGATGGAGGAAGCAAATCAGACAAGTTTGAACGGGATATTAAACTACTCAGTAATGGCATCAAAGATGAACCTAATAATAGCCGTTATCATTTTTATTTGGCAAACAGTTACTATGACCACGGCGATTTTAAAGAAGCTATTGAAATATATAAAAAACATATTCAATTAGGTGGATGGAATCAAGAAGTTTGGTATAGTTACTACAGAATAGGAATGTGTTATAAAAATATAGGAGACATTGCACAAGCAATTTGTTCATGGATGGATGGATACGATTATTTACCCGATAGGTTAGAAGGACTTTGTGAAATTATCACTCATTACAGAGTAATAGGTAAACATAAACTGGCCATCGTGTTTTATAATCTAGCTATTACAGTGTTGAACAAAAAAAATAATACAAATGCCTATTTATTTTTATACAAAGATGTCTATACTTTCAAACTTTATTATGAATATACGATTATTGCCGCATGGACTGGAATAACTAATATTAATGATGAATTGGTTTTATATTTAAACAGTTGCAACGATTCTACTATTCAAAATACATCTTGTAATATGAAATTCTATAAAGATGTATTGAAACCTAACAAAGTTATCAATCTTGACAGCAAAATTCAGTCATTAATTAATGGCGAAAATACATTGTTCACATCGTCTTCTAGTTGTATGATTCAACATGCAAACAAAAAGGATTATATTTTAAACATTAGATATGTGAATTATCATATAACGGACCAAGGTAGTTATTTAAATTGTGACAAACATATTATAACTATTAACAAATATGCAGAACTTGATGACGAGTTTAAATTTATAAAAGAGAAAATGTTTGATGCGCAAGTTGTGGATAGAAGATACATCGGAGTGGAAGATGTTAAAATATTTAATGATATTGCAACAAACAAATTGGCGTTTATCGGAACTGGGTTTCATAATAATAATAAAATTGGCATTGTTACTGGCGAATATGATGTAAATCAAAATAGTTTGGTTGCGAATGAACTTACAACAGATTTGTCTAATTCCGACTGTGAAAAAAATTGGGTGTTTGTTGACTTTAAAAAGGAAACGCATATTGTTTACAAATGGAATCCATTACAAATTTGTAAACTTGATAAATCGTCTAACAAAATTAAACTAGTCGAGACCCGAGAACTGCCTAGAATATTTAATCATGTTCGCGGGTCGTCATCTGGGTTTAAATATAATACTAGTGATACCACTAGTGAAATTTGGTTTGTGGTTCATCTTGTATCTCATGAAGAGCCACGACATTATTATCATATGACAGCAGTGTTTGACACTGATATGCAATTATTGCGTTATTCAGCACCCTTTAAATTTGATACTGAACCAATTGAATATTGTCTCAGTTTAATAGTAGAAGATGAACGAGTATTGATGAATTATAGTACGTGGGATAGGACAACACGAATAGGAATTTATGATAAAAAATATATAGATTCTATCACAAAGTATAAGGTATAATGTATACAATTTGTGCAATAAGTATAATTATTTATTTCACTAATGCAATTATGAGTTTATTTCGTTCTTCGGTAACCATTACAGTAGGCAGATATTTTATTGTTGAGTTAAAATAGCACTTACATATAGATTACCCGCATTCATACTATTATTATTAGTTTGAGATACTCCCAACTGGTAAGTATCAGTAAAAAGAGCAATAGTATCAGTCATAGTTATAGTAGTATTATAAGTGCCGTCGTATGATATTATTTGAGAAGCAAATATATTACCGCTATACAAAGTTGGATATACATCAGAAGTTAATCCACTCAAATAACAATATCCGCTTACCTGATAAAAAGTACTTGTTCCTTGCGTAAAATTACTATCAAATGTTATAGAATATGTTATTTGATAATTCCCACCAATAACCGAAAGAGAAGTTCCACCTGCTACTTTACCTCCTGACGCTATACTACCAGCGTTAAAAGTAGGAAAACAATATATATTCTTACCATTTACAAATGTAGCACCATTAATAGTTGAAGTGTTAATATTTCCTGTTGTAATACCATTTAACCCTTGAATACTTGCTCCAAAAGCGTCGTCCCCTGAACTTAAAACTTGATTTATATTAGGCGTTGAACCTGACGGCGGATATGCTGACCCATTAATATTTACTAAATCTATATTATTTAATCCAGTCATACTTGCTCCAACAGCGTCATTTGAAATATTTAAGACACCTGCTAATCCGTAAGGGGCAACAGGGAAAGGCGGATATGCTCCTCCATTAATAGTTGAGAGTGTAATATCCAAAACATTAGTAATATTTGCCGTATTCATAAAATCTATATTCAAACCTCCTGTTGTATTTCCTGCTCCTAATACACCTGCTAAATTAGGTGTTCCAGCAGGAGGCGGATATGCTGACCCATTAATATTAAGCACTCCATTTAACGCACCAGTATTATTTGTAAAAGTAATAGTAGAAACTCCTACTCCATTAAGGGTAAGGTCTTGAATATTCGTAATTGATTGAGCGGTTGCGTCGTTTCCTGCCGTTAGAACCGCAGATAGAGTAGGAGTAGCACCACCACCAGCGAGAATAGAAGACCAATTTGCGGTAGTAGCAGCACCACCATTAGTAAATATACTGACTTGCGTAGGAGTTATTTGAACTTGCTGACTTGTAGAAGTAGCAGGTTGGTTGTTTAACATAGAAATTGAACCTGAATTAATCGTAGCAGTAGAAGTAGTATTACCACCTGAAAAATTAATAGAACTTGCTATAAGAGCGCCATTTGTAATTTCCGTATGATTTTGAGTTGTAGTTGCTGGTGATTGTATGTATAAATTTTGAAAGGTAAGAGTAGCATGTTCGGATGAAATTAATGGATTTTTTAATAAAACTTCGCTAGTTGCAGAATTTAAATATAATCCATTAGGTGCAGTAACTGCTAAATACCCAGTTACTGGGGATGTCAAATATTTACTATCTTCTATCCAAGGATAAGGGGTTGACATATATATATATATCAAATTAAATATTATAGTGTATTACATAATATTGCATTTTATATGGAAGAAATTAAAACATCTAATACTGGGTTTTCACTTATTAATGAGGATTTAATCAATTGTGGATGTACTGCAACAAATGGGATGGGTCACATTTGTTGCAGTATGGTAATACATGATAATCTAAATTAAAAGGTGAACTTTGGCCTGTTGCTTGCAAATTAAATCCATATTTATTTAATTCTATATTTAGTATTTAGTAAACGGTTTAAATTATTTTAATATACATTATTATAATGGATAACTTAGATGAAATTATTAAAAATCAAATGATTTTTTCATATGAAAACAATGCTGCTTTTCGAAATCAAATAATAAATACATTTAATAGTCATTATATACAAAATATTAAATATCATATTATGTGGTTATTTTTTCACTCATTTTCTTTTGCTTATCCTGACATTCCAAGTGAAGAATATAAAATGGAAACAGCTAATTTTATTTCAAATATTATACCCAAAAATTTGGGCGGTTGTGGTGGATGCCAAAATGATTATAAAACATATATTGAAAAGCTTAATGTATTCAGAATTGTTTCTTCTAAGCAAGAGCTATCTACGTTTTTTGTTGATTTACATAATTATATTAATAATAAAAAATTTGACCAACAAAATCGAAATATTACAAATAATTTTTTTAATATTCTAATAAATGAAAACGACAAATTAGTTTCTCCAATAAATTGTAATTATGAAGATGTTAAAAATAAGTATGAACAAATAGATTATATTACTTTATTAGAAGCAAAATTTAGCATAAATATATTTAAACTTATTGAAAATAAGTCTCTTGCCACGTTTTATGATATATTTAATAAACTAAAATTTGATTTATATGATAATAAATTTAATATAGGTATTTCCATAACATAAATTATATTTCATTTCATTTATTGAAATATAATTTTTAAAATAAACTTGGACTATGATTTGTTACCTTAAGAAGGGGAACTAAAAACCCACCAGGATTTGGTATTGGTCCTAATACTCCTCCTATAAGGTCATATACACTACCTGGTCCATTACCAATCGTGTTAATATACCATTGTATATATTCAGCCGAAGCTGACCATTCGAAAGCAACTGTTTCATGGGCTGTAAGGAGTGGACTCTTCCAATAGCATCTATAAAATACTGGTTGAACTGGCGATAACACCCCTGTGTCAATAAATGCTTCAACACAATCGCAAGTTGTTAAAGTTGGATTTCGGGTCACCGTGTTGCAGGCCGTAATAGGTGTCATGGCAAGCTCTGTTTGAGCTGGATTTAAACTACAATAATAATTATAAATGGTATAGTTATTTCCTGGTGAGCAAACCCCACCAGTAGCCACACCAGTAGCCAATAAAGAACCAGGGTTTGTAGTAGCATAAGCAAAATATGCTTCCCACGTAGTACTTACAGAAGTTCCACTTCTAAAGTAGTGTGTGTTAAGATTTACTATTGAATTTATTCCACCAGTTGCACCTTGCGCTCCTTGTGCTCCAGTTGAACCTGTATCACCTTGTGCTCCAGTTGAACCCTGTGCTCCAGTATGACCTGTGTGACCTTGTGCTCCAGTATGACCTTGTGCTCCAGTTGAACCCTGTGCTCCTGTTGAACCTGTATCACCTTGTGCTCCAGTTGAACCTTGTGCTCCTGTTGAACCTTGTGCTCCTGTTGAACCTTGTGCTCCAGTATGACCTGTGTGACCTTGTGCTCCAGTATGACCTTGTGCTCCTGTTGAACCTGTATCACCTTGTGCTCCAGTTGAACCTTGTGCTCCGGTTGCTCCTGTATCACCTTGTGCTCCAGTTGAACCTTGTGCTCCAGTTGAACCTTGTGCTCCTGTTGAACCTTGTGCTCCAGTTGCTCCCTGTGCTCCAGTATGACCTTGTGCTCCAGTATGACCTTGTGCTCCTGTTGAACCTTGTGCTCCTGTTGAACCTGTATCACCTTGTGCTCCAGTTGAACCTTGTGCTCCAGTTGAACCAGACCCAGTTGCACCCTGTGCTCCTGTTGCTCCTGCATCACCTTGTGCTCCTGTTGAACCTGTATCACCTTGTGCTCCTGTTGAACCTTGTGCTCCAGTCGAACCCTGTGCTCCAGTTGCTCCTGTATCACCTTGTGCTCCTGTTGAACCTGTATCACCTTGTGCTCCGGTTGAACCTTGTGCTCCAGTTGAACCTTGTGCTCCTGTTGCTCCTGTATCACCTTGTGCTCCTGTTGAACCTGTATCACCTTGTGCTCCTGTTGAACCTTGTGCTCCTGTTGAACCTTGTGCTCCAGTAGAACCCTGTGCTCCAGTTGCTCCTGTATCACCTTGTGCT